GTTACTGCCAAATCATAAGTAGCCAAATTAGCTGCAGTAGCAGAATAGAATAACTCTGTATTGGGAGTATCACAGAAGACATAAGCCTGATGACCAGCTGTAGCTAAATCACCCTTATCTATTGTTACAGAACTTCCTGAACCAATTCTGGTTCCTGTTAAGTCCTTACTGGAAGAGACAATCAAATCTTCGCACTTAAGAGAACTTCCTATACCTTCAGCAATGACAAACTTGCCTGGGTTTCTTACACCATAGGATTGATACATATGATAGGTATATTCATAACCTTCACCACCACTTTTCATCCGAGGTTTATACTCTCTAATGGAATTGAAGATGTTTTGGAAGGCAATCCTAAACTCAGCTTCATCTGCACCAAAGATAATGTATCCACCTTCATTCAAAGGTAAAGCATAAGGCACAACCTTAATCGGATAACCTCTATAAGGCAAATTGGGTCTTTCTGCTAACAATCTTCCTTCTCTTGCTTCTGTAGGATTGGGGAAGATTTGATTATTGGGAGCTACATAAATGGGCAATCTCAATCCTTTCTCAACCATATCAGCATCTTCTTGGCTCATTAAGAAGGCAAGATTTTCACCTGTTTTGTCATATTCCTGATTGTAGTTATCAATCATCTTATCCATAATATCAAGAATATCATAGAATTCAAACTTATTGATAGCTCTTACAACAGAAATGTCATCTACTACAAAGTCAGTTTCTGCCGAACCTTGAACACAAGTTACAGTTAAACTAATACCTAAGTTATTATAAGAATTAAATCTTACACTAACTGTAGTATAATTACTGGCATTCAAGGCATACTGATTGGAAACAGCAATAGTATTACCAGCTGGGTCTTTAATGGTTATTTGACCTGTAGAACCAGAAGCTCCTTTAAGCTTGACACTTGCTACATATTCAGTATTCATCAAAACAGGTATAATGTTGTTATATCTAAAACTACCACCAGTCCAAGCAGATCCTGTCCAATCCATTACTCCAGCATCTACTGACAAAGTTCCAGCAGAAGCTGTATAATTAGCTGCAGTATCTACACTGAAATTATCATTAAAGGGGTCAATAAACCGAATAGCTGGAGCATTTATTTTGACAGGAGTTACTAACTTACCAAACTTGCCTACAAATCGGTTTACACCAGATACCAATGTCTTGGTTCCTTTGGCTTCTTTCAGGATTTGAAAATAACCCTTTAAGAGCTTATAGAAATCTTGACCTGCATAACTAACATCAGTTCCTTTTACTGCCAATCTGGTCAAATCGTTAGCCATTTCGGTAGTAAACAATTTTTCAACTCTGGCTTCAAAATCAGGGTCATACAAATACTGTCGGATTACCTCAATAGGCAAATCAACCTGTCTCTCCAAATGAGGAACATAAATTTCCTCTCCAAACATAGCTGCCCATTTGTTACGAGTAGCTTCTACATTGGCATTACCTTGAGGATTTGTAGTTATGCGTTGAGTATCTGTCAACTGCTCTGGTATACCAGACCAATAATCCATAGGAATTATAGGCGTATCACCAGAAAGCTTATTGTAACGCTGAAGAAAACTTGACTTATCATTGATTAAAGTCAATGTCTCTTTAGCTTCTTGACCTTGCAGATGTCTTGCTCTGGTAAATTCTGCAAAGCCATAGTTAGTATCATACTCATTTTTCCAAACAGTGCCATCTCTTAACTTTACTTGATAACCTGCTTGTTCCAATAACATCGCAGCTAAAGGATTAACATAATTCTTAGCTGTTACTGTTCGCTTTGGCATTACCGCATCCAAAGCTTTTACAATGTCATTTACGGATAATTCCATCTTAATTTCTCCTTACAGTATCATACTCTTGTAGGTAGAAACTTCTTCTGGTTTCTGAGTTTCTGCATTAGCTGTAGTAGAAGCTGATAATGCCTCTATAATGGCATCCAGTTTCTTGACTACAGGTTCTACAACAGTATTTACCTTATTCTCAATAGATTTGTTCAAGTCCTCTATTTGCAGATTGGCAAACTTATTGAGGATTTCATCTCCTTTTGTTATAACCTCTTTTAGAACATTGATTTCGGTCTCAATATTCTTTAGCTTTTCGCTTGCTTGCGTTATCTCTTCTAACGCTTTCTGTAACTGCTCGTCCATCTTTTCCTCCTTTGGATTTGGATTTGCTTTTGGGTTTTTTAACATAGATTTCAACAGGTCTAAAAAACTTGGTTTCTCATACTCTACCTCCGCAGTTCCAAACAATGAATAACCTGTTAACTCTCCTCTTTTGATTTGGTTCCAGACATTCTCATTGGGTTGACTTACCAATACCCAAGTTCCTTTAGAGATATGCTCACCATTGATATCAAAATCAACAGGAGCAATATAGCTCTCTAAAATCTTACCAGCACCTTCTTCCATATTGTGCATAGTATCCATCTTTTGATAGTCAAGCATAAAGTTATGAGCTGCCTTCTCTAATGCCTTATCTTCTATCCAGTCACCTTGAGCATCTACTTCATTAGGAACATAAACTATGCCATAAACTTTCCTTTCTTCATCATCTGCTTTGAAAATAAGCTTTACATCCAACTCTACATTTGGTTCAACCTTACTTTCTTCAGCAGATTTTGTCAAATAAAAAGTTCTCTTATTGGCAGCTTTGTCTACAAATGAGACAAACTCAACTTTAAGATTTTTCAACTTTCTTCTTTTGTCCATTTTTTGTCTTTTATCCATCATTACCTCCCTCTTGCCGAACTTATATCGTCAGGATTTTCATAGGTATTTTGTCCTTCTATGGAACCAGAATTAGGAGCTTTACCTGTATCAGGACTATTCCAAGCACCTTTGGGTTCATCAGGAAGACCTAAAAACTCTCTTATTTCTGTCACAGTTAAGACAGGTTTGCCTTCTTTATCCATTATCTTGGCATAAATGTTATTAACTATAGCTTCATCCTTGGCATTGGTAGTATCAACTTTATCAAAAGCAAAATCTATTTTAGCATTGAACATAGAACTAAACAAATTAGAGAAGAACATAGACAACTTATTCTGTCTTGGAGCAATAGTTCTCTCTACAAAATCCCTTAAACTACCAATCGTTTCAGTTCCAGTTGATAAACCTGCAGCTACAGAAATTCCCATCAATTTAGGTGGTATCTGATGAACTGAAATGATTTCATCTCTATTCTTTCTATATTCATCCAAGAAATTGCCATCTATACGAGAAGATAAGTCCACAAATTCGGCACTATCGTCTTGGTCGTCCAGAGTTATAACTAATAACCGATGAGCATTATCCAATCCCTTATAGTTTTCCTTCAAATAGTCCTGCATTTCTTTCTTATGCTCTTTTGATAACATACCACCTTTCATAATCAAAACCTTTCTCGGAGTAGCGTCATTGGCAAAGAAGGTTATGCCATATCTTCGGATGTAACTATTTTCCAGTATTGCTTCTATGGCAGACATATAAGCAGGATACCCATAGTAATAAGACGATGTATTATAGACCTTCATTCCTACTATATATCTAACTCCATTCTTTAATTCACCACCATTATAAGGTTCTAATTCTGTTACATCACCAGTATCGGTTACATAACAATACTTGATTATCCTTCCTTGCTTATTTATCTTCAGATACAAATATCTTGCAGGAGCTATGAACATACTTACCTTATCTGCTATTCTTACAATTTCCAGATAAGCTTCATCATAGACATAATATTCATAGACAAAAGCATCCAAAATATCCTGTAAGGACTGAAAACTATCATAATTGGGTTTCTTAATAAAGTCCCTAAACTTCCTGTTATCTCCAGTAAAATGATAACCCTTTTGGGAAGTTGCTATAGATTTAACATCTAAAGCACTCTTATGAGTAGGGTCTAACTTTTCCAGTAGCGAAGGAAAAGCTCTATCAATAGGAGGTATCAAACAATCCTGTTTAGTTATAGTAGTTCTCACTTCTTGTGGAACTAAGGCACTTGTAGGATACAACTCTCTCTTGGCTATATCTACTGTATAGACCTGTAGTGGTAGCTTGCCTAAATCTCTTTCGTTACCTGTCACTTAATACCTCCACTAAAGCACTATGCTTAGGTCTTATCAACGAAGCTAAACCAGATAAAGTATCTGGAGCATCATCAGTTTCATTTATTCCTTCAGCTAAATAATCTGTCAAGTCTTTTATGAACATTCCATAAAAATTATTCTGAAAATTGAATTTAGGAAAGATAAAAGAGGTCTTAATTGTGTTTGCATTAAACATTATACGCACTTCTTTATTTTTTGTCTGTATTTTTGTAGCAATAGTGACATCAATTACTCTATCAGGTCTTTCTAATCTCATTCTTTCCAGTATATTTCCCACTTCTCTTCTTATTTCTACTGCTATAATTCTGCCATCTTTATTGGCTTCTATGACATAATAATTGGGCAAATACTTAATAATCTGGTCTACTAACAAAGGTTTATAATACTCATAACTCTTACGAGTATAAATAACATCCAGAATATAAGCTAAGCCATTCTTAACACCTACGATAACAGAACAAGTATAGTCACTTCCCCTATCTGCAGGGTCACACCAACCTACAACTGCGTCATAAGCTTCTGGAAATAAAGCTTCATCTAAAAAGGTCAATTCAGATTTAGGAAATAAAGACCCAAACTTCTGCATAACTTTATTCATATACATAGTTTCCCAAATGAATTCCTTTCCAGCTTTATAACAATCATCTCTTATGGCTAATAAGTTTTCTGTAGAAGCCATAGCTTCACAAGTAGAAACTCCATCTTCGGTTAAAGCAGGATAACTAACAAAATGCCAATCTCCACCTTCATCAACAGTTCCTTCTGTAGCTAATACATTATTAAGTAAATCGTTTTTATTCCACATTGTAGAGATTATGATTTCAGGACAAACAAAGTCAGTATCCAAGTTGGCTTCAAATCTGGTTCTATGAGTTGAATAATACCAATCCTGTATAAAGTCCAATACCTTTGTGCTCATAGCATCAGCTATATTCTTTATAGGGTCATCCACAATTCCAGCTAAATTGCAACCAAATCCTGTAGTTGTGCCTCCTACACCTGAACCAAAATAGGCAAATTGCTTACTGGTATTCAATGCCCAACAATCCAATGACTTCTTCTGCTTTGATAATCTGACACCTTCAAAGGTTGTCTTGAATAAATCCTGATTTATCATTTGTCTTACATCATAAGAGAACTTGTTAGCCAAATGGTCTCCATAAGCATTACGCATAACACATCCATCAGGATTATTTCCCAATAACCAAGAACAAAACAGAGAAATTGTATAACTCTTACCAGCTCTTGGATACATAGACACAGCTAACTTCCTAATCTTCTTCTCTTTGACCAATTGTAGCTTATTTGCCAA